AAAAGATGGATCAAACGTATATTCAAATATTGAAAGTAATGGCCTAGCATTTATTCGCCATACACTTTTGCCGTGGATTCGAAGGATAGAGGACGGTCTTTCGTCATTGCTGCCTGGAAAACAATTTGTCAGACTAGACACTGATGAATATGCTAGAGGCGATCAATTAAGCCGTGTAAGATCATTTCAAGTTGCAATAAGTTCAGGAGTTATGACTCCGAATGAAGCAAGAGCAAAAATGGAACTGGAGCCTTATGAAGGCGGCGATAAGTTTTATATAGGCTTACAAGGAGCTTTAATCGATCCTACACTTCCAGCGCAAGGAACAGATGAGCATGATCCAACAAATAATCTTAATCAAGAATAATGCCATATTCAATTATTCATAACCATGCTGATTGCCCAAAAGAAAGCGGCGAATCTGGTAAAGATCAAGTTGGAGGCCACGCAGTTGTTAAAGATTCAGACAATAAATTAATGGGCTGTCATAAAACTCATAAATCTGCAATGGATCAAATAACAGCTTTAAATATAGCTGAAGCTGAAATGAAGTCTAAAAATAATGAAGTTGAGTTAAGAGAAGTAGATAGAAAACCTGCAGAGTTTATGAAAAAAAATGCTCAACGAGGTTTAGAGAATATTAGAAAAGCTGGACCTGGATTAACAGATAAAACAAAACGCGAAGCAAGATCTATGGCTGCAGGTGAGCCTATATCAATTTCAAAAATAGTTCGTATAGCTGCTTGGCATAAACGACATATAGTTGACCTTGATCGCGAAAAAACTAGTCCTAATGATCCTGACACTTGGCGTTATTCTGACGTAGCATTCTTACTCTGGGGATCTAACCCCTGGACTAATCCAATGCAGGCAGCAGATTGGGCTGATAGAAAAATAGCGCAGCTTGTTAAAGAAGGTAAATTAGAGCCTAGAAATGATAGCGCAACGCCTGCTCCTAAAAAAGATCAAGTTAAAGGCAGCGGCAAAAATAAAAAAGGATCGGCAAGCGGTAAAAAAGGTGGCATTAAATTTAGTGAAGGTACTGAAACAGCTATTAAAAACAGAGTTAAAGAACATAATGAAGAAGTAGCTGCAATGGCATCTTGGAGAAAATTAAAAGCATCTTCTGCCAAAGCTGTTGTTAGAAGAGGTTTTGGGGCGTTTAGTTCTTCGCATAGACCTGGAGTTAGCAGACAAGCATGGGGATTAGCTAGATTAAAAGCGTTTAGTTATTTATTAAAAAATGATAAACCAAAAAATCCTAAATATTTATCAGACAATGATTTACTTCCAAAAGAACACCCAAGATATACAAAGAAAGAGGAAAAAATGAGTGGACAACATATTGATGTATTCGATCGAGCTGTTGCAATGTCACAAACAATTGAAAAGCAAAAAACTATTACTAATATAAATAGCATGGAAAGACAAACTGAAAATAGAAGTTTTACATTTGCAGCAGTTGAAGAAAGAAATGATAATGATAAAAATACATTATTATTTACTGGTTATGCCTCTGTATTCGATAAACCATACGGAGTAAGAGATAGCAAAGGTTTATATAACGAAACTATTAAACCCGGAGCATTTAAGAAAACTTTACAAGAGCAAGATGATGTAAGATTTTTAGTTAATCATGATGGAATTCCATTGGCTAGAACTTCATCAGGAACTTTAAAATTAGAAGAAGATGATTATGGATTATTTGTTAGAGCTGAATTAGATCCAACTAATCCTACAGTAGCTGAAGTAGCAAGTGCTATGAAGCGAGGAGATTTGAATGAAATGTCTTTTGCATTTGCAGCAATCAAAGATAATTTTGATAATCAAGGAGAAAACAGAGAAGTAAACGAAGCAAGGTTATTTGATGTAAGCGTTGTTACTTATCCTGCTAATCCTTGGGCTGGTGCTAAGCTTAGAGGGGTTGAATTAGAAAACCTACATAAAGAGCTAGTTGAAGCAAGAAGCGGTGAAAAAGCAAAAGAAATTTTAGAAGGTTTTATTAATGAAGTTACTGAAAGTAATAACGTTGATAAAAAGCGAAGTAATCCTAAAGTTGAATTGTTAAAAATGAAACTTGAAAGAGATGGCATTCGCTAAGACGTGAAGCCGTGTTTAGTGCCGAAATCACACTTAAGAACACACTCTACGCAGAAGTAAAAGATAATAAACATAAGGAAGCTATGAAAAAATTAATTGAAGCTAGAGATGCAAAAGTTGCTGAATTAGATTCACTAGTAGTTGAGCTTGATGAAATGGATGCAGGAGAAACATTTGACAGCAAATTTGCAAGATCAAATGAATTGCATACAGAAGTAAAAGAGCTTAATGTAAAAATAGGTGAAGCTAGAGATGCAGCCGAAACACTCAAAGCAGTTAAAGAAAGTAGATCAGAACTTAATGTTGAAGATGAAGACTTAGGCGAAAAAGAAGCTGTTGTAGAGATCAACGAGCCTGACCTATATCGAAAAGATGGAAATCATTCCTTCATTTCCGATGCTTGGGCAGCTAGATCCGGCGACTTCAAAGCGCAAGAAAGACTTAATCAACATCAAGATCATGAATCTTCTAGAGATGTAGGAACAGGAGCCTTTTCAGGCCTCGTAGTTCCTCAATTTCTAGTAAATGAGTATGCACCAATTGCAAGAGCTGGCGCAGCAGTTTATAACGCTGTACCTAAAAAACCTCTTCCAGCATTTGGTATGAAAATGGAAGTATCCAGAATAACTACTGGATCAACAGCAGCAGAACAAGCAACACAAAACTCAGCTGTATCAGAAACTAATATGGATGATACACTATTAACAGTTAATGTTGATACTGTTGCAGGTCAGCAAGACGTTTCAAGACAAGCTCTTGAGCGTGGCGGACAACCTGGATTTAGCATGGAAAACATTATTTTCCAAGACTTAGTCGCAGCATACTATACAAAACTTGATAATCTTATGATTAACGGATCCGGAAGTTCTGGACAACCGTTAGGAATAAAATCAGTTTCAGGAATAAACACAACAACATACACAGACGCAAGTCCAACTGTTGCTGAGTTCTATCCTAAATTGGCTGATGCAATTCAAAAAGTTAACGCTAACAGATTTGCCCCAGCTACTGCAATCATTATGCACCCAAGACGATGGGGTTTCATAACTGCAGGACTTGACAGCTCTAATAGGCCGTTAGTTGTCCCAGCAGGAAACAATCCTGATAATCCAATTGGTGTTGGTGAAGCAGCAAAATACGGAAACGTTGTTGGTAACCTTTTAGGGCTGCCAGTTATCACAGATGCAAACATTCAAACAGATGCAGGATCTGGTAATGATGAAGATATAATTCTCATTGTTAAAGCAGATGATCATATTCTTTTCGAAGATGGTCTATTCCAGCTCAAGTTTGAAGAAACAAATGCAGGATCACTTACAACTAAAATGGTTGTTTACGGATATAACGCATTTGCTTCTGGAAGATACCCAGCAGGAACTACAATGATTAACGGAACAGGACTGGTTACACCGTCCTTTTAGTTAGATTAATGGTCGGAGGTGTCAAGCAATTGATACCTCTAACCATATAAAGAAAGAAAAAATTATGTCAAATAAAAATTTAATAAAAGCGTTAAAGGAAGAGCTCAAGGGCTACGAATTATACGGAAAGGCTAAACGTGCTGAAGAAGTTAAAAAAGCTATTAAAGCAGCAGGTGGCAAAGTTGAAAAAGCTGATGCTAAACCTAAAGCCGAAAAAAAAGTAGAAAAGAAGTAATTATGCCTAAAGGTGTTGGTTACGGTAAAAAAATGAAAGGTGGCAAAGGTAAGGGCCGAAAGAAAAAGGGTAAATAACCTATGGCAATTACTAATGGCTACTGTACACAAAATGAATTAAAAGCTTTTGTTGGAATTCCGTCAGATGATAGCGGGGACGATGATCTTTTAGATGATGCTGTTAATGCAGCTTCAAGACAAATAGACGCTTTTTGTGGCAGATATTTTTACGCAGACGGATCGGCATCAGCTAGAAAATTTTTTACAGAAGATGTTTATCGATTAAGAGTTGATGACATTTCTACAACTACAGGACTTGTAGTTAAATATGACGATGATGATGATGGAACGTATGAGGTAACTGTTTCATCAAGTGAATATCAAGTTTTGCCTATCAATGGAATTGTTGGAGGCATAACAGGAAATCCTTATTACATAGTTGAATTGATAAGCGATGGATCAAATGAATGGCCCCTAGATACTTCAAGTAATAGACCGCGAGCTGAAATTACAGCTAAATGGGGTTATGCAGCAGTGCCTGAACAAATTAGACAAGCTACGTTAATGTTAGCAAGTGAACTATTTGCTATGCGAAATGCGCCTTTAGGTGTTGCAGGTGTAGGAGATTTTGGCGTTGTTAATATACAACAAAATAGAGAAATTACCAGAATGATTGCGCCGTTTCGTAAGGGTACAGTTTTAGGAGTTGCTTAAATGGCAACAATGTCAGAAATAAGAGATGGTCTTAAAACAACAATAGGTGGCATAAATGGCCTTCGTTGTTATGATGTAATACCTGACAACGCAATTAATTTTCCAGTAGCAATGTTTATACCAACAAATATTGAATTCGATTTAGCAATGCAACGTGGAACTGATCTTTACACATTCGATGTTTTAATTGCTGTGCAGCGATCTGATGCAAGAACAGCGCAGGATAAATTAGATGCTTTTGTTACAGGTAGTGGCAGTTCGAGTATTAGGCAAATAATATATAACAATAGAACTTTAGGTCTTGCTAATACAGATGCTAGAGTTGTTAATGTAAGTAACTACAGCGCAGATTTTAATCTAAATGGTATTGATGGAATTGGTGCCAATTTGTCTATAGAAGTTTACACGAAAGGATCAAGCTAATGGATGGTTGTTGCGGCGCAGGTTGTTGCGGAGGTAATTAATGAAATATAAAATAATTGGTAATAAAAAAGTTATGGGTAAAATTAAAGGTGATACTATAACTATTGATGATGAAAAAGTTGCAAAATCATTAATTAAAGGTGGCCATATAAAACCTACTACAATTAAAAGAAAGCGTGCAAGAAAAAAAGATGGAACTTTTATTAAAGACGATAAGAGCACTCCTGATGTAAATGAAGCGTGGGAGAAATAAATGGCAAAATTTGTATTTAATGATGGAAAAGTTTTTTCAGGTGGTTATGATTTAAGCGATCATACTACTTCTGTTAACCTAGAAATAAACGCTGAAGAGCTAGACGCAACTACAATTAACAGTAATGGATTTAGAGAGAAATTAGGTGGACTTAAAGATAGTTCGCTTCAAATTGATGGATTTTATGAAGCTGGATCAAATAAACCAGATGCTTTATTAGGTGCTTCAATTGGAAATGAATTAATTGTAACTACTGTTCCAGATGCTGGAGTAGGAAATATTGCATATTTTATGAAGTCAAGATTATTTGATTATTCAATATTAGGTGAAGTTGGAGGCTTAGCGCCATTTAGCATAAGTAAAAGCCAATCATCCGATAAAGTTGTTAGAGGAACTATTCAATTAGATGGCGCATTAACAGCTTCAGGTAATTCAACAGGCACCCAGCTTGGAGCTGTTGCCGCCAGTGAAAAAGCATACGCAGCAATTCATTGCTATGCAGTTTCAGGAACTTCTAGTCCAACTATTACTTTTAAATTACAATCGGATGATAACTCAAGCTTTACAAGTCCAACCGATCGGATTACTTTTACAGGGATTACAGCTATAGGAGCGGATTTTCAAAGTGTTGCTGGTGCTGTAACTGATAATTACTGGCGTTTGAATTATACTATAACCGGAACTAATCCAAGCTTTTCAATTCATGCTGCAATCGGTATTGAATAAAAATATTTAAAAACATTACGCATTTAAAATAATTTATGTTATAATTATATTATAAATTAAACAAACGGAGGACTAAAAATGGCAATGACTAAAAAAGATTATGAAGCGATAGCTAAAATAATCAAATTTAACGAAACTAAATCACAAGTTACTTTAGGACTAGCATCAATATTTGAAGATGATAATCCTAATTTTGATACAGGCAAATTTTTAAAAGCTTGTAAAGAAGACTAAATGAAAAATAAAGATCAAGTTAGGCAAGATCAAGATAAGTTACATAATTTACTGGGAGATACGGAAGTTACTTTTAGATTATATAATAAAGATGGAACTGAAAGCAAATTAAAATGATGTTGGAGTAGTTTTACAGTAAGTCAAAAACGCGAGCCTAAACCAAAAGTTAATCCTGATTTTTATGATT